AAGGTGCCCCTGACGCTACATAAAACCACTCATTACCAGAGATACCATCATTACCATTTAGATCTGCTAAAAACTGAGCTATAGATTGACCAGCATGTCCATCGTTTTGCCAAATTTGATATGCAGATAACCCAGCGGGTCCGGTTAGATTTTCCCGCCAAGTCCAAGTAGATACCCCAGTTTTTTGGTAAACAATATTCCCACCAGAGATAGCAAAGTCATTTATTTTACCAAGGCTAGACGAAGGTGCCCCTGACGCTACATAAAACCACTCATTACCAGAGATACCATCATTACCATTTAGATCTGCTAAAAACTGAGCTATAGATTGACCAGCATGTCCATCGTTTTGCCAAATTTGATACGCAGATAAACCCGGGTCACCATTAACTCCTGTCTTTGTTTTAGTCAGAGTGAAAACTTTGGTAAAACTAGGATAGTCTGTTCTATTGGCTGTAAAGGTCACTGTGCCAGAATCAACACTCATGCCTGTAACTGAGTATGTAAAGTTAGTTAAGCTGCCTGTGATGCCTGAGCTTGCGCTAACCCCTATTGTCCACGCATTCGTGTCGTCAACTGCGCCCACGGTAATAGATATTGTGGACTTAGCGCTAGCATAGACCCCCCCATTGCCGTTAGAGTCAGTGCTGATTGAGTGGTTCTCATTGCTAAGCGTTGCGGTTATCCCGGGCTCGTTGCCGACCCCTCCACTAGGTTGCTGGTAGTAACTAAACAAGGCAGGGTTGGTCGTAATGATGGTGGGGGTAGTGCGCCCTGTTGCGATACCATAATAGGCTTTCCCTAAGGGATCGGTTGTAATCCCGGTACCTATAGCATCGTCGGCATAAACTACCCACGTATAGTTGACTAATTCAACACCATTGACCTGCACAGATAACCACGCTCCGTACCCCGTCATGGTCTTGAGACGATACTCAATGGTGTAGACCTCATTAGGTGTGACGGGGGTGAGTAAAAGAGACTTACTTTCACCCCAATACTCTATAAGTCCGGGGTTAGTGGCCGTGTGGCTTCTCCACTCATAGGTGTCCGAAGCCTTTCCCTGTGGGGGGATAACTTTGATCCTGTTCGGGGCCGATGAAACTTCTGGCGGAGTAAGCGAGGTAGTAATAGTCGTGAGGGTAAACCCTGTAGCCCCCCAAGCGGATTGTCTTGCCTCGCTATCTATGGCTCTAATCTTAAAACTATAGTCCCCAAGGACTAGGTTGGTAACGCTGTAGCTTTGAGTTTGTACAAAGTCATTAGTGATTGTCTTCCCATCCGAGTCCACTACCTGAACCTCGAAGTTCGACTCAACACTTTGCCATGTTACAGTCGCTTGGCTAAAGTCAGTATTAGGGTAGGTCACAACGAACCCATACGGGATTTCTATACCCGTATCAATATAGTCAAACGAGTAAGGAACCGTAGGGAAGGCCTCATCCCAATAGGTTATAACCTGTACTTCAGCCGTTAAGTTAGTCGAAAACTGTGGCGCACTCAGAAAAGGGATCAGGTTCCGGGGTAAGAATACTGAAGAGTTAGTTGAGGTTATCTCTCTTAGTACTACTGGACTAGCGGGGATTGAGTTATCAAAAAACTTAACCTTGAGCCCTACCAAATCCCCAGTTTTTAATAGGTCAAGAGTGTATGGGGTCAGCACGTCATTGTTGAACTTAAAGGCTGTGACTACATCTAGGGTAAACCCAGCCGGGGTGAACTCCCCTGTACTAGTCATATCGAAGCTGAGGAGGTTATTAACCAAATCGGCTTGGGTAAGTCGGGCCATGACCCAGTTAATAGTCGGGGCAGAAACTTTTATGGTATCCAAAACCGTATTAACAGTGATGCTAATTTCCCCAAAGGCAACTGCAGCAATCTCAATAAAGTTTTCAACGGTCGTGAAGGTCTGAGTAGTCCCGTTACTCCCTGAAGTCTCAACGACTACTTCGAAGTACTGGCCAAAAGACGTCCTAGCATCGGCATCCCATGTAACCCAGAGGTTAATTTGCTGGCCGTAGGTAGTCCTGACCCTCTCTTCTTTACTGACGGCCAAGTTAGAGACAGCCAGAGGGGTACTAGCTCGTTTAAAACTATACTCAATGGCCTCTGTCTGAGTCAAAGTGTCTGAGGCGATGTACTTCCCGCGATCAACTTCCATCGCTGTTATCTGGTAGAGCCCTTCCCCAAGTTCTTCAATGGCAACTATGCGGAATGGCTTAGCCAAGCCAGCGAGACCATTGACCATCTGTATTGATACGGGGGGGTATTTATCAAAGTCACTGAGGTTAGTAAACCCGCCCGTTATATTTAGGACTTTGTGGTACCCAATAGTTGTGTTGGTGAAGGTAACCGTTTGCTCAGTAGTTCGGCCTTTTACGGTAACGGAAAAGGCTCCAATCTCTTCGAAGTATATGGGGTCTCTCAGTTCAACCTGATTAGTGGTAACACTTACCGCTCGACCACTTAACCCAAAGCCTGAGTCAGGGTCACATATATTAACAATATCAAAAGGTTCAAAGGCAATGCCTGAGCCGGGAACGCTGAACGATACCTGCAACACTTCATTTTGAGAGGACTGTAAAATGAAGTACATTTTACGCCACAACTCGCTTGAGTCTGTTGCCCCGTAACCATCATACTCGTATAGGTTAGCCCCATACTTATCAATACTTTCTTGGTTACTCAATACCCCTAAGGTCTGAGGCTCCCACCCCATGGTCTTATCTATGTAAGTCCCGGTTATTTCATTAAAGCGACTCGTGATATCAGAACGGTTATAGGCAAATACGGTTTCCCCGTCATCCCCAGCCACACACATTTCAGGGGTGATGAAACTCACTGACGGTTCATTGATATCAGCAATAACGATCAGATTGCCATTGTTATCGTCGTAGACCTTGGCAAAGGCTGACCCTAATACCGCGTTAATGGTGTCTAGTCCGGGGGCGGCTTGGGCGAGGACCGCGTTAAACGTAAACCTAGGCTGTTGCCCACCTTTCCCATCAGAAACGAGCTCGTCAGCGTATTTAGCCAACTCGTAAATTCTGAACTTATCAACGTTCACGTACGGGTTGTGTTTCGCCATACCAAAACTAGAGTTTATAATTAACTCATAGGCTAACCAGAACGGGTTGTTTGTCCACTCACGAGTGGTTTTGAACTGACCATCCCATGGGCTTGTCTCGTCATAGGTTTTTAAAATTGGATCATAGTTGCTTGGGATGGTACACAGTATCCCTTGCCAAATTGCTTTTAGACTGGGGATGGAGCTTAACTGCTCCCCAAGGACGCCAGCGATTTGTAACATCGCTACTCCGGGGTGATAGATGAGTCCGGGAGCGTCGTAACCCCCTAAAGGGTTTAGATACGGGGATGGGACCTTGGCACTTAACTCATAGCTTAACCACGTTACATCTCGCCCGATATCGTCATTACTGTCAGGGGAGAGCTTAGTGACTCGAAGCTCATAAGCATTGGCTGATTTAGGAACTGTTATACGATAGGAGTAAACCAAACCCCCTACGGTCGTTTTACCCTTCACAACAATAGGGTTAACAACGTAGGTTTTCCAGACGGCCCCGTTAAGGTTGGGGCGGTACTCAATTTTAAATGATACTTCTGCGGGGCGTGTACCCTCATCAGTGTATTCTACTAAGCGCGAGATTAAGACCCTCACTTCTATATGGTCATAAGTCCCGTTAGCCACTTCAGGAGTGGTACGGGTAATAGGGGAGTTTTCAGCTAGGTCTACACCAACTCCTTGGCCTACAGCTTGGGAGCCGAGGAAAAAGTTGATGGGGGTTTGGCCGTCTGGATCATCAAGAATGGTGAGGGGTTTGCCCGTGTCATACCTAACTAAGAGGTCAGTGTTCCCAAAGTTTTTAGTCCCCGTTTGAGACATAAAAGGTGTTTCACCGAAGTAGAGATTTTTAAGTTTATCCTCGGCAGTTTCGCCTTTGATGCCCTTTATTTCACCTTGAGAAATACCTAATACATACTCAAACGCATCTGTTGAAAACAGACTGTCGGCTTTGTTAGTACCCCCACCCCCACCTGCACCTTTAAACACCACGGCTCTTCCTCTTACTATCGTCAATCAAATTGTTTTTTGGCTTTTAGAGCCCGAAGTCTAATTTTGAACTATTAAGGTGCCAGCCGGGGTAACCCCCTAGGCCGGGTACCCCACCGGGAGTCCAAAAGGGGTCTGCAGCTTTTGGATTAACCACCGTGGCCCAACTATCATACCCAAAAGCGTACTCCCAAAGAGTATCTACGTATGAGTACAGTGAGTATCCGAGCCCTTTTTTAGTGTCTACGTTGACACTGAAAATATGCCCACCCCACATATGTTCCCCTAGAATAATTGGCATAGGAGTACCAGACTTGGTGGTATTAGGGTAGGTTTTATTGGAGTAGTTCTGGGGGGTGTCCTTGTCCTTCTCTGGCCCGGGGGTCAATAATTGAATAACCCCACCTATGATCAAACTGAAGCCAGCCGAGGCTAATACTAAAGCTACCTCTGGGTTTGCCTCAGCTAGGAAAAAGGCAGCCACAATCATTAGGACTCCGATGACTATTCTCACGTAGGGGCTGTTACCTGAACCCAACATGGTTCTGTGGGTGAGGACTTCCTCTATTCTCAACGTAATCTCAGACCCTTCTATTACGTCATCCAAGTCTTCTACCTGCTTACACCCATCAACCTTGGATAGGAATCGAGAACTCTGGAGCCTAGGGTCAAACTCAGGGAAAAGCTTCAACCCTTTTAGGGCCTCTCTAGGGGTGCGGGCATGAACCAAAAACTCCCCGGGGAATCTTGTCCCATCCGGGTTATAAATCTTAATTTCAACCATGGGGTCTCCAGTCAACAAGTATCAGCCCCTTGGGGCTATTAGAATACATACTCACCGCTGCAGAGGAGATAACAAAATGAAACGTGAACTCAGACTCAACAAAAGAGTTGTAGTCAGTCATCGTCAGGTTGCAGTTGGTGTGAGTATGGGTGTGCCACGTACCAATAGCTTGGGCCGAGTAGGGGCTCATATCCTCTTCACTCATACAGAAATAGTTGGCCTTGTCCTCAGCCGTGTTGGGGATCTCGATAAAAACTTCCCTCGGTAAGACTAAGCCACACCGTTCTTGGGTAGGGCTGTGAAGAGTCAGATAGTCGTGAACGGGTAGGGTAATCATTCTGTGTCCCCCCGCATTTTTTGTCTTACTTGGTGGGGGGCTTGAGACATAATACTCATATCAAAAGACTGTTGGACTTTTTCAATGTAGGGGTGGCGAATAACAAGCTTAACCCGTATACGCCACTTATCAGAATAGGCTTCCAGCTTTGAGTATTGCCCAACGAGGTGATGTAATATTTTCCCTTGCCCAACATAGATAGCACAATGGTTAATGACCTCAGAACGCCCAACACACATTAGGATCATATCCCCGATGGTGACGCCTCTAGGGTTGGTACCCACCTCAGTGAAACCCTCCGTGGAGTAAAGCTTCTCGAAGAAATTATACTGGTTGGACAGATACCAATTAGTGGGACGAGCGTAGTCAGTAAGCTCAATACCAAATTCTTGCTGGTAGTATTTAATAGCGAGGGTGTAGCAGTCTTGGAGACCATCTACATAGGGTTTACCCACAAGGGGGTTTAGATTTTCAAGCATCAGATCACCTACAGAGAAACAAAAGGAAATTCAGGTTGTGTAAACCTGCGACTGGGAATTTTAAACCGATTCCCATCAGATAAGCCCCTTAGCTCTAAGGTAATGACTTGGTTGGTTAAAGACTTAACTTGGCTTACGTACCAGCGATTTCTTAACCCTAATCCAGAGGCGAGGTCATTGGGGTGAGCGCGATGGCGCGTAACGAGAGCCCCCTCAAGTAAATTTCTATTCGCGTAGTACGTGAATGACCCATTCGGGTTTGGTAGGTTAAGTTTGGGCCTTGAAAATTCTCCCGAGGAGGTTTTCCCCACCCCTGATAAATCATAGGCTGAGTTTGTCCATACGTGGGATTTCCACGTCTGAGTGACGCTGTCAGTGAGTCTAAAGGTCGTTAACCCTTGAGCTGTTTGGAGGTCAATTTGGATGAACGTAATAAGTTCTTGAGGTGTTAGGCTTTGGATTTCTCCTAAGATCGCCCCTTCGGTAGTTAGCATCGTCAATTCCAAGTTTTCATTCTTGGGGGAGTATATCTGAAATATGCTGAGGCACAAATAGAACAGCCCCTAAAAGGGGCCGTTAAGTCGAAATTGACGATAGTATACTACAAGAGTAGACCTGCCAAAAATATAACAGTAAGTAATATTTCTGGCAAGCACTTTTATACCTATTAGGTATATTAGGTCAGGGCCACCTCTTCAAACTCTAAGGTAATGTTTTGAACAGCCCCCCCACCGTTAGACATTCCCTCTGGAATATTCAACGGGGATAGGAACTTAACAGCCACTAGACCCAGTGTAGGGTGGGGGTACAAAAATGTATCCCACAGTTCATGGGCAATATAGAACTGCTCCAGCCTCCCAAGGTTGAAGTTAGGGTGAGTCGTAAGGTCATCCTGCCCACCTACGGTTGTAAACCACTTCAATGCTGCAAAGCTAAGTTTAAAATTCCTAACCAAGGGTGTGTGGGGTTTAGAGGAGTAAGTCCAGTTTCCACCCAACTTAATCCCCGTCCTTCTGG